ACCCAACAGCTCCAACGCACGAACACGAGCGCCGTCTGAATTGTCAGAGTTCATCGCCTCATCTTGCAGCCGTTTCAAAACGAAGTCTGATCGAGAGAGGCTCTGCATGCGCTGTTGCTGCTCTCTGTCCCTATGTAGCTGATCCAATCTTGCTGTGATCTTGCTGTTGATGACTAGCTCATGCGCCTGCCGATGTATCGTTGCTGGCTTCATGTTCTCTGCATCATACGCCTCTCGATACGCATCACTAAACGATAGGCCTGAGAATACACCCATGCAGAACGCCTCTTGCTTCTCTGTCAGACCATTGGGGAGGTTGGCACTCCTTGCGCTTGCTCTATCCCTTACCTTTGTCTTAGTGCCTGTGTCCTTGTTCTCTATTACTGTGAGCTTAGGTTGCTTGGCGCTGCGCTTGGCTCTCGGCGTTTTCGGTGTCTGATCTGTCATCTTCTATCTCCAAATGTGCAAGCTGCTTGTCATTTTGATCGAGCTGCTTGGGCCGTTTAGTTCAATTGAACTTATGCCAACCATATCCCATGAACTTTTTTTTGTCACGATATCCTCATGTTTTGTTGGGCATTCAGAGAAAAGTACGAGAGGTTGACCCTACGTCATCTATAATTAAGCGTCATTAAGTATTGATAAGTGACACCAGTTGTCCTATCTACCTAATTGTCGGAAGGACGGCGCGGCCCTGATTGCCCCCCTGTCCGAACCCCGGACGCCGCCAGCTCTCAGCGGAATTGATATAAAGCCATGCCACGGCAGTAGAGAGAGGTTCCTTCCTAGCGGACGGTTTGACCGGGTTTTCATACCGACAGTCAATCATCCCCAGAAAGAGAGGCCTTCCCATCAAACGGGTTAGCACCACTGATGCTTATGTGATCGTCTTAAAACGGGGTCTTCTGGTATCGGCACTGTCAGACGGTTCAGCGTTGCGCTGGCTAGACAGTTTAGAGAACAGCAAAGGTGGTAAATGAAAGTGGCCCTTCATTGGGCCTCTATCTCAAGCAGTCCTGTTGGACTGTTTCACATAGAAACCTTTCACAGGAGATTGATATGAACATCACAGTCAAGGTTAGAAACAACTATGGCAAGCGCGTCATCTACCCTGTTTGTCAGTCTGCCCAGTCCTTTGCGGACATCGCAGGGACTTCGACACTGACGATACAGTCTATCGAATTGATCAAGCAGCTTGGCTACGAAGTCCAAGTGCAGCCAGAAACATTATAGGGAGACCACCATGTACCTAGACAATGCTATCGCGATCTATCGCCAGCGCCTCGCAGCCGTGGTTGACGGGGATCGTTACCTTGCAGAGCGCCTTCGTGAGAAATTCCAATGGGCCTGCCGTCAGCACTGCGAACAAACTGGCGACGAATATATCAAGACATTTTATGCGGCGATTGATGCCGCTGCGTGATCCCAACAGTGCAGCCTACGGGCTGCATCATTGGCCTCATGTAACCAAAGGAGAACATCATGGCTTCTATCAACGCAACCCACAAGATCAACACCCTTGGCATCACAGTAAAAACTGTGGTCATCGCTGACGACGGCGAGTGCGTGCTGCGCGTTCGCTGCAACGCCTCAAGCCCTTTTATCTGGACAGTGTCCTTCACCGATTATGACGGCGCTTACTACCGCTGGAAAACAGATGATCTGCCGGGGATACTCCACAATGAGTATAACGCAGAAAACATCATGCATGTCGCGCGAGTAGCGACAGCCTGTGTCAAGAACGGCCACGGCTGGGCAAAGGGTGGGCATGTAATTCAGAACGGCTTCGCCCCCTCAAGTGAGGCGCAGTCGATACTGGCATCGTGATCTTAACTGTGCAGCCTACGGGCTGCATTATTAACTTCACAGGAGGGACTACCATGGCAACCTTTACAATTCACCAGCGCAAACTGGGCAAAGACAAAGTCGATCAGATTAATACTGACAGCAACTCTGACATGGCGAACACCTACTTCCGCATGGGGTTGGTGAACGGTGACAATGTTGATGAGCTTGTCGCTGCCACATTCGATCATGACATCTATCGCATGACCACCTGCCTGCAGGTTGTTTCAGATCATGCCCTGACCGTGATATTCGATCACATGAACGGCCATACTTGTGACGATGTTCACAATGAGATCGTGCTGATGAAACGCCCAAGCATGTCAGTCGGTGACATCGTCACCAACACCGGATCGGGGACATCATGGGTTTGCATGCCATTCGGCTGGCACGAGCTGGGGATGCAAATAGAAACCAAGATCGCCGCCTAGTTAACGTGATACTTTGAATGATCCCGGTTCGCCGGGGTCATTGGAGGCATCATGCCTACAACGCAAACGTCAGCCAAAAGGATGAACAGATGACAACTGCAAAACAATTTATGATTTCCGATAACTCAATCAACGTGGTCTATCAGGCCGAACAAGAGATCGGAACCCTCAAGGGTCAGAACCGCGAAAACAATGACGCGGCAAACAGCCAGAAGATGACAGCCTACGGCGAGGTCATCGCCTCTATCGCTCAGGTCAAGCTGGTCAAGGGCAACCTGCCGCGCTCTGTTTCAAAGACGCTGCGCAAGGCTTTGCTTGAGGAAGCTGGCCTCAAAGACGCTACCGTCAAGCGGTATGTCGAGAACGGTGTTGGTGCCGTCCGCCTGATCAAAGAGAAGATCGGTGACATCCCGTCTCAGTACACTGGCTCTGCCGTGGTTGCTGACCTTGTCGCCATGGATATCGACAGCGAGAACAAGCTGGCGAAAGCTATCAAGGGTGAGGGCGAGAAGTCCAAGGCTCAGATGCTGGCAGAGAAGGTTGTCGGCAAGTTCTCAAACAAGAAAGATGAGAACGGCAAGATGGTTCAGGGCGATGTCTTTCGGGACGGCCTTGATGATGAGGAGCTTGATGAGTTCCAGAACGTCATGCGTGAGTTGATGGCTGCGCGTAAAGCCTACCGCGACACGGCTGCGGCTAAGGCTGCGGCTGACAGCGCGGCTGTCGAGAACGACACTGTTGATGCCTGTGTGGTTGAGATGATGGATGCTCTGGGTATCGCGTCATGAGCTACCGCAAGTTGAAGCGATTGGAGAGACGCTGGGCGTTCTTGGAAGGTGTGGCCTCTGGCCTCGCCTTCTCAGCCTTCGCAGTGGGCATGATGATATTCATGCTGGCATGGTGAGCTTTGTTGGACGGCCTTTCGGGGCCGTCACGCTAAGTTCAATTGAACTTTTCTGAAGGAGTGAGAAATGAATATAGCAATAAGCCATATTACCGCTCATGGCAAAACTTACCAGCGGTGTGAGTTCGAGAGCTTCGCTGATCTGGAACAGTACTTTGTGGAAGAGATACTGGGCCGGACTGATCGGCGGTCAAAGGTGATCGGCAAGGTATTGATCTGGGCCAATGAGGAGCGGTCATCATGAAGTTAGACCTGACAAATTACAATCATTACGAAAAAGGCCGCGCCCACGCAAAGCAAGACATGTTGGATGGTGAATTTGATTTATCGGAAGCGATTGCTTCTTTTGATAATGACCCTCCAGACAGTCCCTTTGAGCATGGCTACCTGCGTGAACTGCGGGAGCGGTCATCATGAAAACATACTACGTCATAGTCGAAGGCTTAGTCTCCAGAGTATCGAAGGTCGATACTAATGGAATGGCTGACGCCATAAAGCAGGCAAAGAAAGAATTCATGTCACAACCCGGCGCACTGCATGCCGTGTTGGTTTCTGTAAATGAGGATACTTCCGAATGAAAATCACATGTACTCGCCAACTGAGCGACATCGAGACAGAAGACCTGATGCACTCTGCCAAGATCATACAGGCATGCGGAGAGGTCAAAGGATGGGCTGGGTTTGGTATGCTCTATCACACCCTGACGCCCAACACATGGCACTTTGTAGATCAGAAATATGAGGGAGATTTAGAATGAAGACCTATACATACCACACCGACAACGGTCACGGCTGGTTGCAAGTGCCATACGCTGACTTCCGCCTCGCTGGCCTGACCACTGATCAGGTGAAAGATTACAGCTACGCAACTGTCGAGGGAGATACCTACATCCCCACGCTGTACCTTGAAGAAGATTGCCACATGTCAATGTTCTTGGACGCTCTCGCGGCTAAGGGAATTGATTTCGATATTGTTGAAAAGCACCACACTGGTGACGCTTACATTCGTGAGCTTGGGAGGGTTTCGTAATGGACGAAGAAGAGATGATCACAGAGCTTTCAGCTATGGCTGAATGGAATAACTTCGCAGCATCGCTGGTCATGCAGTACAGATCGAAGGGTGACCTATCGCAGAAGCAATGGGATGCTGCAGAGCGTACTATCCTGAACGTCCAAGCAAAGGCTCTGTTCAGAAAAGAGATGTCACGCACCGTGGATGTGTCGCGGATCAAAGACCTGCTCGAAACAGCCAAGGTAAAGAAGCCTGTCTTTCGAGCGGCAGAGCTGGCCTTCTCGCTGGCACCCTTGCACGGCAAGAATGCTGGTGCCGTCTACGTCAAGCGTGGGCCAGACTACCAAGGCAAGATCATGGAAGGCCAGTTCATCCCTGTGGGTAGCTGTCAGAGCGACACAGCGGATGCTGTGGTGCGGGTAGCGAGTGATCCAAGGGGTCAGGCAGTACAGCATGGTCGTGAGACTGGTCGTTGTTCTTGCTGCGGCAGAGAGCTGACTGATCCTGTGTCAATAGAGATGGGGATTGGCCCTGTCTGCGTAGCGAATTGGGGACTGTAATGAGTAAGATGGGAAACTACGTTGTCGGATTGCAGGAAAGTGATGATGACTTAATCGATGCATGCCCATCACAACGGTCATGGGAGCAAGTGCCATCAGTCATGGAAGCCTACAAGAAAAGAATACTTGAAGTGTATGATGACAAGAGCGTTGCTGAGTTAGATCAGAAAATGCTGGCTCTGCGAAAGCAATACGATGAAGCGGTGAGACGCAGGACAGAGACGGGCTTGCGGTCATACAATGATGAGATCGAAACCGCATCAATCCAAATCCATAATATAAAATATGCAATATCTGTCAGACAGATTGGAGAGAAATCATGAAACTATCACAAGCGAAAGCTATCTGCGAAGCAGCTATCGACTTTGCAATGAACACAAAGAACGGGCGTGATGCCCAGTACGTTGTGCCATACC